GTATTTCCAATATTTAAAGCAGTTGCTGTTGCAATTGGAGCATACTTAAAATCAGATGAAAAATCATATGAAAATGTTTTTTCGTTACCAGCGCTTACTGTAGAGTTATTTGCTACCTCTATATACCCGCCAACAATTCTAGCCTCTGATGTTTTAATACTTTGTTTTCCTGCACTAGTAGTATCTACAGTAGTGTAGTTATATGTTGCTGAAGAAACCTGAGTTGAAAGATCATTCAGGGTATCAGCCAACTGATAGATGTATGTAACATCTAGTGGTTGTCCTCGTTCTGGTAGCGGTACTTTAGCCATATATCTCCATTATATCATTAGATCGTTTCGTTGAGCATTCTGTACACTTTTAAAAATGGTGTTCCTGGAGCACCATCTGCTCTTGTGATTGGTTGTCCTGTTAAATATATTTCAATACTAAGTCTATTTGGTGCTGATGGCTGAACAACTCCATTTATTGTATAAAATGAAGGGTGTGGATAAGAAATAGAAGTTGTTTGAACTCTTTCTTTATATACCCAATCTCCACCGTCATTTCTATCCCATCTTAACCAAATATCATATCCTGTTGCATTTCTGATTAATGAATTAGTTTTATATGTACCTGCAGGACTTACAGGCGTAGAAACAACATTTCCACTGTCTTTATAATAACTAAAAGTATTAGTAGTCACAGCATTAATTTGATATGTTCCATTAAATGTAGCATCTACACCTTCTACAGTTACCCAATCATCAACTGACATATAATGTGCATATGTTGTTGTAAGTGTTGCTAAATTAGTAGTTAGTTGTTTATTAGTAATATCTGAAACTGTAGATGTATCTTTTAATACTATTACTGGATCCCATGTAAAATTGGCTACCTGTCCACCACTACTAAAATTTATAGTTCCAGGAACATATGTGTAATCTGGAATAACAAGGTAAACAGGAGACCAATGAGAAACTCTGTTGCGGTCTTCTGAAATAATTCTATATCTTATTGAGTATCCCTCAGTATCGCTACTAATAGGTGGAAGATCCGCATATTCTTGGCGGTACTTTTTAATACCAGAATCTGCCATTATGAAACTCCGACAGTAAATCTAAACTCAATATAATTGCTTGTATTAGGATTTTTAATAATTGTTGTAGCATCAGTATTCTTTACCACAGAATATCCAGTTAATCCATAAAGAGGATTAATTGTAGAAACATTTTCTAGGCGAAGAGCATCGTATGCAATATAATAATCTCCTGTAGGAACATCTGCATTTTGAATAGATGTATAAATCTTAACTACTGTTACAGCATCCCAAGTAAAACCAGTAGTCATATAAAGATTCTGCAATTGCTCCGTAATAACATAGTATCTATTTTCTGAAAAATCATATGTGCCGCCAGTGCCAGAACCGTTATCTAATTCAATTTCGAGACGAGCAAACTCTCCAGCATTTTCAGCATCTGTAGAAGCAAACTCAACCAAAATACGGACAGTATCTGGAACAAGAGAAGAATCTCCATCTTTGCTAATAATAGAAAATGCAAGTCTTAATTCATCTGTAGGAGCATTCTTTGAAAAATCTACATCAGCGCCAGTTAGGTGTATATGATTAGAACCAGGCTCAATAACAAAATGTCCTCCAGAACTTCCTGTTGATGGATCAATAGTGAGATCGGCGTCATCGCCAACTACCAAAATCATATTATTTAAAAATCTACAACGCTCATATCTGTCTGCTCTTGATGGTTTAAAAAATATAGAGTTATCTGCATTTGTTTGAAATACTGGATCTGCTGTTGCAATAATATTATCATCATTAGGGTCATCTAAAGGCTCTGTGATTGTTGGAATAGCAGAAGCAGATGTTTGATCATGATATTGCCAGTTTTCTCCCTGCGTAAATGCAAAAACAGTCTTGCTATCATATGCTCCAGCAGAGGGGTTTGATCCTGCTGAGAATATTCCTATTTCTGTTATTTCATATCTTTCTTCTGTTGGTAATTCTGCTGTCAATACTAATTTTTCTGTACCGCCATCATTTACAAAACCTCTTGAAGAGATAGGCACTCTAAACATTTCAAAGTCAAGGTTTTCTTTTGCTGAATAGTTTCCATATGGGGCAGCGGTTGCTAGAGGCTGTGCGCCGCATCCTACGGCTATATAAGAGGCATAAGCAGGTGCCTGCCCAAGAAGGTACTTACCAATAATAGCCTGTCCAGTATTTGTAATCATAATTCCGCCTCATATATTGTACCACTGCTGGTAATTTCAACTTGAACTTGTTCTCCATCTTCAATATTTACTACCTCAATAATTAAATCGCCTGTTTCTGGGTCTATATAAACATGTTCTCCGTTTGGCCCATTTCCAACATTTGGAACTTTTGACTCAAACTTGATAGAGAAATTTTGAAAATATTTATCTGATGTAGCCTGAAGACTAACAATATTATTAGGATTATATTGCTGCTGAATTGTACTTAAATTTTTGATTGGCTGATAAATAACCTGTTGACCATTTACTGTATCATTTCTAGCAATATTAATTAATTCTTGTCCACCAATATTTTCAAATAAAATATCAGCCATTATCTCTACTGGTGTAGCCTCTTCATTAAAAAGAATTGTATCTATTGGAGCAGTCAAAACTGGATTAACGGCAAATGTATTTATGTTAAGGCCAGCGTTGTTTGGAGTCATTGGAAATGGTGATACTGATTGACTGTCTGACACTTTACACCTCACTTAGATATAGAGTCATATTTGGACCATCTATATCTCTTCCATATTTAATATTATATATTACAAACCTATCTGTTGTTGGAGCAACAAGATCAAGGCCTGTAGAATCTTTATAATTAATAGTTACTATATCTCCCAGTTGTAGAGTAGGAATTGAAAACATGTTTACGCCTACCGCTTTTTTAGGCTTCATAATCTTATTAATAATCCAGCCCATTAACTGTTGGGCATCATCTTCACTTTGAATATATGGGCTTTCAATTGTAAATTCATTCTTACCATATATTATTCTACTCTGTTTAATCTCATCATATTTTGCTTTTTCTACAAGTGGAGAAGTAATTACTGCACTACCCTGAAGTTGTGGGCTTGATAGATTGCTTTTCTTTCTAAAGTATTCATCTACAGTTAACTCATAACTAGTATCTTGTGTAAATGTAACTCCCTGAATTCTTAGATAGTTTCCTGTTGTTTCGTCTAGATTTAATGCAGTATCTGTTGCATTAAATATTAAGAACTCAGCACCATAGGAGTCTGCCTGGAATCCTGATACAGTATATCCTTTAATTCTGTTCAGCGTTGGGGATAGTTGAGCATATAGTGCTGGATATGAGCGGTCATACCTAATATCAAAATATGCACACTCACGCATAATAGTTCCAAACTCATCAAAATACATATTATATTTTGGTGGCTGCTCAGAACTAATTCCTGTTAGATAGGTGGCCTGAATAATTCCACTCATTGCATATTTACGGAAAGACTCGTTAGCATCAATTCCCTTGTCTCCAAAAGCACTTGACAATGTTTCTCCTACTGTAAAGACTGAGTTTTGAGAATAATTTTCAGCCAATGCATAAATATTTTCAAACATTACTCTTGAAGATCCACGAATAAATGGAGCAATATTATTATAAATTGGTAGCGGATCAGTGTCATCAACTATCTGAATTAATTTATTGTTAATGTATAGATAGAATCTACGTATAGTTCCAATATCTTCATACTCTACTGAAAGGTCATAGACTGTTGAATTCTCTTCACCCGCCATTCTGTACTGACCTGTAAATCTACCATCGTCAACAATAATACTAGTTAACCCACCCCATAGTTTTACAGGAATAGCATCGCTGTTTGAAGAATCTTTTTTAACTTTATAAAATACAACATTATTAATAGATATATTTGGATTTCCAGCATTGTCTGTTGTAATATATGACTCAATGTTATCTTCTGTCATTGCCACAATTTCAAAGTAGTATCCGTTATTGGTTTCTGGATTAAGCAATACCGCTATACCGCCAGAACCTCCACCTATGCTGATATTTTGATTTGGCAGTGCTCCAGTTACTTGGTAATACGATGTGCTACCGATTGGAGTTTGTGCACGGTTTTCATTATTTTCAATTTTTCCAATAATGCGTAGTCTTGTTCCAAAAAGTTTATATGCATCATCTAAATTTTTATAAACATATGTTACAAAATTTAAAGGGGTTTCTGTAGTTTTAAATGAAGGACCATTCATAATTAGTGCAGAAGATTGTATTGTTCCTGACTGTGTTGATTTTAGATTATTAACTGCAGTTTCTGTCAGGTAGTTAGTTGCCATGAAATTTTTAATAATTCCATTTCGTGTTGTTTGTTTTGCAAGATCATTATTAACACCAGCAGCACCTGGAGTTGTGGAAGGAACGGTTGGGTCTAATTCAGTCGTAAACATGTATTGTGCTTGCATATTACAGCCACGAACATATGCGTTGTTACTCCAATAGTCACTAATTCCAGCATTGTGCTCTACTATCGGTGTTCCAAATTGTCCTCGTCCATGTTCATAAACTGCTCCTGGCTGCAAACGCTCAATGCCATCTATTGTTTCATAAAATGGAACGGAATAAATACGAACTAGACCAGTTGGATAAATCTTTCCATTAAATGGAAGGGTAGAAAAATATCTTTGATATTCTTGATTGCTTGTAATCCAGACATTTCCTGTTCCTGTAATATTAAATTCGGCAGCATCATATCTAAGAATTTCTCCATTAGCATAAAAATATCCTTGATATCTTGTTAGCCAATATACACTTTCTCCTAGATCAATTGTATTGTTTATAACTACCCCGCTAGACACGGTTGGTGGTACTGCAGGTAGCGTAGAGTTAATTGGCATAGCACCTAAAACATAATTACCCTGTTGAGAAGCAACCTCATTTACTGTTTTTGTATTTTGTGTTCCCGCTACTTCCCATAGTAAGGCTGGCTTATAAATCCATGTTTTCTCTTTATCAACCATGTTGGCTTGTCTAATGCTGCCATAACTTCTTTGTAAATATCTAGTAGTATATGAAACTTTACCATCATTATAAACTTTTTTATCTTGAGAAGCAATAGAAATAATATTAGGAATATTATCGGATGGTTCGTTTTCAATTACTCCAGAGTCTGTTTGATTATTATTTCCAAGTAATACAAAGTCTGTTGGTCTTTCGGCTTCTGTTGGCATCAAATAGTTTTTGCTCATTACAACAAAATTATTGTACTCATCAAAGAACATTGCTGTCTGTGTAGCAACTGCTAATTGATTTAAAACCTCTGCTACGTTTTGGTCTGGGGCAACAAAGAAATATGGAATTATAGGATCAGATTCTCCTGCTACTCTTCTAAAAGTATAATTGGTAAATCCTATAAAATCTAATAAGGTTGTTATTGCAAAACTTAAAGATGACTCAGTTAGAAGTAATCTAGGGGCTGGCATTGATTCAAGGAAGAAATAAAAATCTCTCAACTGAATACTAATGGATCCAGCATTAACGTCTGCCTGTGGAAGTCCTTCTGAATACATTGTTTTGATAGGAATATAATAGTCGTATAGCAAACCATCTGTATCTTTTACACTGTTAATTACTTCGTAAAATAAAAATTTAATATTTTTTCTTACATAGTCAGCAATAATGCTAGATGAGTTATTTTCATTAAATGCCTGATCATCATCAAATAAAGACATTGTTCCCGTTGATGCTAGTAGTTGCCCAACTGGCAAAGATGTAACTCCAACATCTGATAATATTTTTGTAGTTTCATAATTTATTATTTTGTCTGAAAGATCTACTAGCAATCTTGGAGAAAATTCAATAAGATCAAATGTAGAGTCAAATTTATTCATTGTATCTACAACTACTCTTATACCACGCATGTACTGAAATTCTC